AGCCCCGGGGTGAGAGAGTCGCGGCCGAGGAGCAGGTCAGCCCTGATCTCTTCAGCCACGGTCCCTCAGCTTCTCTTCCAGGTAGTCAACGAGAGCCTCAAAGTCGGCCTGCTCAAGCAGCCCTATTTCCCACGGGCGGATGTGGAGGACTTCCGCGAAGACGCCGAGGTACCGGTGCCGGTCGTAGGTGAACGCCCCGGCGGGGGCGTCGTAGGGCCCGCGCCGTCCTCGCTGGTGTCATCCTCAATGCCCAGCCCGTCGAGGTCCACGTCCACGCCGCCGGACAGGATGTCCTCCAGCGGCACGTCGCGGCCGTTGCGCCGCCACACCAGCCAGATGAACCCCGCCAGGGCCCGCGCCGATCCGGCGGCCAAGTCGGTTTCGTAGTCCACGTACCGGCATTTCAGCCCGGCCTCAATCGCCAGGGCCTCCGACAGTGGCTTACGGGCAGGGTCCCAGCTGAACACCTCACCGTTGATGGTCACTTTCGCCACGCGCTGCCTCCTATTTGGCGGCGTAGATCTTGTCCCGGACCCGGGCCACCGCGGCCACGATTTGATCCCGCACCTGCGGGCCTGACTGCTCCACGGGCCGGTCGAAAAATCCCGGCCGCATTCCCTTCGTCTGCGTCCGCCACGTCCACGACCGCCGCGGCGTTCCGGATACGGCGAACACGGGGTGGGTGATGATCCCCGCGTTGCGCTGGTTCACCTTGCGCCCGCGGCCTCTTGAGAACAGGGCCGTCGGGGCACTTCCCACAAGTTCCACGCCGGGTTCGCCAGTGGTGCGCTTGGACACCCGCACCCGCAAGTCACCAGCCAGCACCCGGGCGTACCGGTCCGGCATGAAAGCCGCCAGGTGATCGACCCTTTGGATCTCTCGCGCCAAAGGCTTCGCCGCGTCGTCGAACGCCTTGTAAAGCTCCTTCCGCAGCCCCGTCTCCCCGGCATCCTTGAGCGCGGCGGCGAGGGCGGCGAACTCCACGGCGGCGTCAGCCACTGGCGCCTCCCGGTTACGATGCGTGCATGAGAACCATCGGGGGAATCGTGGCAGCTGTGCTGCTGCTCGCCGCGTGCGGGGGCACCAGCAGCACAGCCAGCGTGACCGCATGTAAGCACGCGATGCGCGCCGAGTTCGCCGCAGCGGCATCCACCGGCGCCAAGGGCACCGAGCCCGCCGCGTGCAAGGGCCTGCCGGCGAAGACGCTGCAGCGACTGGCCGAGGAGATCCTCGGCAGCCAATTCGGTTAGACGATCCCGCCGAGTGCAGGGTTATATTGCCAGATGCGTGAGGCTGCATTCCAGGTCGAGGACATGTTCACCCCACCGGCGATGGCACCGTCGATGCTGTAGTCCGGCAGGATCGTCCCGAAATGGTACACGTTCGGGGAGTTCTGAATGTCGGGATACAGGTACATGTTCCGGGACAGGCCATCCGTGGACGCCGTGTAGGTCTGCGCGGTGGCGTCGTCCCAGAACCCGGAGAACTGCCCGGACGAGTCCGGCAGCCCGGCGACATAGATGAGGTTGCCGTCGCCGAACGCTGTCACGTCCTGCTTGTTGACGACCTTCGACAGCGACCATGACGCCTGGAACGCGCACGACGACGCCGCCGCCCCGTTGGTCACCGAGATGTACACCGCGCCGTTGCGCCCATGATGCCGGACCACGTTTGTCTCCTAGTTGTCGAGCATTGCCAGGAGCTTCCTGGCGTGGCTGATGAACGTGCGGCCCTCAACCGCCGCCCTGGCTTTCCCCGCCGCCTCTTCCGCGTCGCCCGGGTGCGCGAGCGCCCACCGGATCAGCTCCCCCGCTTCCTCCGGGCTGGTGAACGCGGGGAGCATGGGAAACAGCTCATCCGATTCGGGGCGCGGGTCGCGGGCGAACCACAGGCCGCACGCGGCCATTTCGATCTCCCGCGGCCCGCAGGCCCACCCTTCCCCGAGGTGGGCGTCTTCAGCTTCGCGCCGGTACAGGTTCAGGCCGGTGCGGGACTGCCGGTAGATGTCCGCCGTCTCCGTGTTGTCCACGCAGCCCTCGGGGTTGGGGTCGGCGTACTGGCGCAGCGGGGAGTCCTCCGGAAGGTCCAGCCACGGCCCCGCCAGCCGCACGTCCAGGCCGGACAGGTGCATCTGCTCGAAGAACCGCACCCGGGAGGGGAACCCGGTGCCGATGAACGAGAAGTCCCACAGCTTCGCCGCGCCCGGCGCCGGGTAATGCACCTGCTCCCGGTACGCGTGCGGCATGTACTCCGCCGGGCCCAGCTCCCGGTAGGCGTCAAGGTTGACCGGATCGTTGACCAGGTTCAGGTCGGCGTGCGCCGCCCGCACCAACTGTTCATCATCTTGATACGGCGATTCTGAATGCAGCAGAACCACTTTGTGGCCCCGGCCGCGCATCTCGTCGAAGATCTGCGGCGGATAAAAGAACGCCGAGATAAGCAGGACTACATGCGGCCATATGCGCCACAACGGCTTATAGATGCCATCAGTGGCCAGGCCGATCGCCTGCTCCCGGGACACTGCCTTGCGAAATGCGTCGCGCCCGAACGAGTCCTCGCCCACTTTGAGCATGGTGCTGTCGTAGAACATCAGGCGATCATCGAGGTTGTACGTGTACACGTCCTCGCCGAGCGCGCGGAGCGCTTCTACCCAGCCCGTATGCATGTCAGCGACGGAAAAGCTCGGGCCAGGATGCCCGACTAGCCAGCGCATCAGGTGCCGACGTTAAGGATGAGCGAGCACGCGAGGTAGTCCACGCCGTTCCAGTTCATCAGCCCGTACCCGGTGGCCTCGATCACCGCGCAGTACGACACCTGGCCGCCCAAAGTGGGGTCCTTCTGGATCGCCGCGTGCACGGACAGGGCGCCGACGGGGGACAGGTAGGCGTCCATGGCATCCTGCCCGGACGCTGAGTCGCCCTCGGAGACGAGGATGACCGCCCGCAGGGTGTAGTCGGTTTCGCCGTCCATGGTGACCGCGTACCGGATCAGGCTGCCGGTCTGCGGGGCGACCACGGCCATCGGCGGGTTCACCGCGCCGAACCGGTTCGCCGTCGCGCGCAGCCCAATCGACGAGGTGAGGTACGTGGCGATCGCCTGCCGCACGGTGGGAAAGTCGGGCTGGGGCATTTAGACGCCGATCCTTTGCCCGTTGATGTACCGGTGCAGCAGCCACATCACCTGCGGGTTCGACTGCACCCGCACCACCCCGAACTCCCCGAACCCGGCGACGCCGAACGGGGCGTCTTTGATCCTGAAGATCTGCGCGCCGGCGATGATTGCGGCGTTTTTCACGTTCAGCGGCACCGCTGGCCAGCCGAACACGCCGGTGACCTGGATGCGGTCGAGGTGGGACCACATCCAGGTGAACGGGAACAGCTTCCCTCCGGTGATGACCTGCGCGGCGGTGTAGGGCCACTGCTCGCCCTTCGCCGCTGCGTTGTACTTGCCGGGGGCGACTTCGAGGGCGTAGTCGGTGCCCTGGGTCCAGGTTTCCTCGAAGACGCCGTCGCCGTCCCGGTCCACCTTCAGCGACGTGACGGAGACGAGGTCGTCGAGGGACTGCCGGGAGATCGACTCCGGGATGTACGTCCTGGTGTCGGTGCCGCGCCAGAAGTACCGGCCGGTGATCTCGTCGATCGCGCGGGACGCCCCCGCGGCGGCCAGGCCCAGCTCGAAGTCATCGGAGGTGTCGGTGATGCCGAGCCGCGATTTCAGTTCTTCGACGGTGCAGTAGTTCTGGCCCAGCGCGACCGTGACAACGGTCCAGGTGCCGGCGACCGCGTCGGAGGCGGTGCCGGTGCCTTCCCACAGGTAGGTCCAGACGCCGGCGACGGTGCACGCGACGTTCGCTGTGTAGGTGCCGGCAGAGACGTGCGTCACGCTGGGCGCGGACGTCGCGCCAGTGGGGTCGGTGACGGTGAGTGTCACCGTGGACGGGTCGGTGGGGACACCGCTGACCTTGAAAATGTTCTGGAGGGTGGCGAACTCGTTCGCGTCCTGGTAGAAGACGGTCGCGGACACCTAGTCCTCCATCCACTCCGGGTGCGCCAGCGTCCACGCCACGGTGCGGGCGAGAGATTCGGGG